ATCTATGCTTGTGTTTTGAGGATTTGCATATGTACAGCTAAATAAGGGCAAAGGTTTTACAGGCTCTGCATAGCTTAAATAAAATGGACTTCTTACGTTTATCTTTGTACTCATCTTAATCTATCTTGTTTTAATGTAAATGCCAAGAAATCTTCTACGTCTAAACCAAACTTTTCTACAAGTTCATCAGGTAGTTTCTTAAATGCTTGTTCAAATGGTTTAGTAAAAAATAAACTTGGTTTAATTCCTTTTTTGTATATACTTCTTGCTATTAAATATCCTATCGTATTATAGTTGCCTTTTTTAAACTTTCCTTCTGCATCTCTTAATCTTATATTTCTACTCTTTGCCCATTGTGCTAATGGTTTTATAGGAGGCATCTTTGATTTATATGAGAACGGTGTATTGTATTTCTTTTCAACACCACTTACTCCTTTATCTTGATATACTCCATATTCTTCCATTTCAAACTCCAAGAGAATAGAATTAGGCATTTCCTTTACATTACCCTTCAAACTATTATAAAGTTCTTTAGAAACGTTCTTACGCCCTTTAGAAAGCCTTGTACGTGCTTGTTGTATAACAAACGATTTAAACGCTTCTAATGCTTCTTGTGTTTTTGTTAGTCGCATATTGTCATATCGTTTTGTACTACTACATCAAATGTTGCTGCCCATCCTGCTAACTTGTTTTCAAATCTATCTACAAATGGTTCACAGCTTACGTCTCCCTGTACTTGGTATAGGTCTGTATATAAATCACCTCTTTGTAATGTATTTATTACTCTTGTCTGTAAAGCAAGTTGTGTGTTTAGTACATCTTGTTCGTTGTCGTTTCCTACAAATATATCTGTAACCTCATCTTTGCTTATATCTACAATATCCATAGAAAGAATACTAATATTGAATGTAAGTGTTTTAGTTCCTACTGTGGTGTTGTTTACTATGATATGAGATAAAGGAAAGATAGTTTGTTTATTCAAATCAACATCATCAAGAGAACCGAATGTAACTGTATTTACAAATGGCTCTGCTATAAGTGTATCTTTTAGTTTATCTGTTACGTTGTAAAACCCTTTCATCGTTTCTTAATCAGTTTCTTTTCTAATTCTATTTTATCTTTTTCAAATGCCAAATACATTAAGCACTCGTGTACGTTGATTTTGGTAACCTCATCAAACTTGGTAACATCTCCTTTAGAGATTCCATAGACTGATTGATACCAACCCCACTTGCTTCCAAACGTTCCTTCTGTTGAGTAGTCAGCTTGTTCGCTTCCTTCTGTAAATAGTTCAGGATAGTTTGTATTAACTCGTTGTTTAAATTCCAAAAAAAAACCATAGCAGCAAAGACAACATCTAAAGGCATATACTTTAATCTGTCGTTCATTCCGTTATAGGTTTCTATATTATACTTATGTCCTTTCTTAAATGTAATTGGTCTGTATAAAACACTCATAGCTTTGTGCATACTTTGCCAATCTCCCAAGTTCTCATCAAGGTCTATATACTCTCCTAAAGTCATATCATCTAATACAGGTATAAAACCGTACTCTACACCTGCTAATTGAAAAGTAGGAATCAATGTATGCTTTGTATCAAATACTTTGTTTAGGTGTACTGCTATCTCTTGTACTGACTTGTATTTAATCTCTGCTACATCCTTTAAGTCAAGATTACAAAATATCTCTACCATCTTTTGAAGTAAGAACGTAGAACCTTGATTGTCCTCTGTATTCAGCTTCTCAAATCTTTGATACTGTTCTAATGTAATCTCGTTAAGTGAATCAGGTACGTTTATTTCAACTTTCATATAATTACAATAAATAAGTTACTAATATGTATAAAAAGGAAAAGGTAGCTAAATGCTACCCAATCCCAAACAAAATCAAATGAAAAAAGTTACTGTTTTAAGATAAACCTTTTGTAAGCGTATCTATATGCTGTTTCTATTGCTTGTTCTAATTCTTTACTGTTTTGTACGTATGTTTCACTTCCTTCTACATTACCTTTGCCTTTGTAGTCTATATACAAGGTTACATCAGAACCTTTTTGACCTCCACGCTTTGTAGGTTTCTGTACTACATATATTTCTTCATACCAACAGCTTTCTTTAATTTTAAAATAATCCAACTATCTTATCACTTATATCATTTGCCCATAACATAAAGTATAAGAACATATACATTGATGCGTAGGATAGTGCTACAAATGCTGCAGCTTGACCTATTACTTTCAACACATTCTTACGATTCTGTTTTTTTGTTAGTTCTTTGATTAAAATATACTCTGTTTTATTTTCCATAATTAAAATAAATTGGTTTTACCAAATGTAGGGTACATTTCTGCATCCCTTAGCCTATCTTGTTTTGTGGCTAGCCTTATTTCTCTGTGTAATTCCTGTTGGCGTTTTGCCTTTATTAAGTTGTGTAAAAACTGTTCTTTTGATTTGCTCATTGTTATTGTATTTTAATTAAACCTAATCCTAATTCATTAGCTACGTAATTAATATGTTTTTGTGTGGTTGGCGACCAGTAGCCTAATTGAATAAGTTGTGTACCTTCTATTGTTGCGACGTGTGTATTATATGAAAATACTTTATTGCCGTCTAATCTTAAGTTTTGTTTGTACTTGTTCATTTGTATAATTGTTTTTGTTTTACATTGTAAATATATAAACAATTTATTAACTACCAAAATATTTTACAATTTTTTTAATAAATGTAATATTCCCCCTTATTAGGGTTTTCTAATTGGTCTGTTAGTACATACCTTGCTGCATCTACACAATCAGGGTGCGAACCTGTAGGCTTTTGTAGTGTGTTACCTTCTTTATCTTTTGCCCAAACGTAACCTTGTAGTTCACGCTTTAAGTTTTTACTTCTTGCTGTAACATATATTTCATTTTGGTTTATTAGGTTAATACCATATACTACGCTATCCCTGCCTTTGCTTACAGGGTAAACAGTATGACCGTAACCATTAAGTTCAGCAATACTTTTAGGCTCTGCTGAGTCTGCTATAATATTTTCTTTTATATCTAATTGTGATAGGTATCTACTAATATCCCTATTAAGCATACCCTTTTTATATAGCACCTCATCAAATATGTAGGCTTCATTCCATTTGTACAGGCCTATTAAGGTTGTGGGATCTACACTATAGCCGAAGTCCATTCCGTACGCCAATAACCTAGCCTGTTCTGGTATGTTATCTATTTCTTTCCAGTCTGATATGCAAACACCTTCTAGGCTACCTTGCTCACCGAGTCCATACACTTTCCACCAGTTAGACCAATAGGTTGAAGTCTTAGCTTTTTCTTTAGCCTTTTCTATTTCATTTACAATGCTTTCAGGTAGTGCATCATTGTCCTTGTAGGTTAATGTAATATAGTCTGTATCTGGTTTGCCTATTAGTTCTTTGTCCACCCAAAACAAGTTACTGGGATTGTAGTCTAACCATATTACCCCACTTGTTCTTACTGCTAATTGTGTGTAAGCATCAAACGGAACATTATTACACTCGTTAATATATAGGTCAGTCCGCCTTGCACCCCTAAGCTTGTCAGGTTGATCTGTACTAAAAAACTCTATATAACTACCGTTAGTAAAATTGTATTTTAAAGTGCTTTTATTGAACTGGCTCTCATTATACCTTTGCTGCCCTTTAAGTATGCCTAAGAAGTCCTTTAAAGCACCTCTGCGCAGGTGAGGTATGCTTTCACTAACTACGCTTATTTCTTTATTAGGGTTTTTTACTGCATAGTCTATTAATATAGCTAATATAGATATCGTTTTACTTGCTGAGGTTCCACCCTTAACAATACGTATCCTGCTATCAAGCTTCCGCAGCTTTTTAGTTGCAATAGTTTGCTTTATTCGCATACTAGTCTACAAACAACGGTAAGTCCTCGTTGATTGTAATATCCTTAGTTTCTTTTGGTTTGCCTATATAATATTCTAAATATAGTTTTATCCAACGTATATCGCCAGACTCTACACCTATTTTTAAGGCTTGTAGTGCATCATCTTCTAAAGGACTTAATCTTTCAACTAATTTCATTTCATCAGCCTTAGGTTTACGCCCTGCTCCTTCCCTTGCACCTCCGTTAAACTTCCTTTTATCCATTTGAAAAAGATTGTTTATTCAATTATACAATAAACTTTTTAAGTATTTGTTAATTCAAACTGCTCTGCTAAATCTGGATTAACCTTTTTTAATTGTGATTGTAAATACTTATATCTTATTTCTAGTTCTTGAAGCTGTTCGTTTATTTTGGTGTATTGCCCCTCCCAAAATCCTTCTAATGTTTGTGACCTTTTAAAGGCATCAGGGTTTAATTCTTTTGCTTTAACAAGTCTATTGTTTAATGTAAGGTAATCATTCTCAAAGTCCTTATCATATAAAAGCCAATCTTTAGCCTTCCTTGTAAAGTATAATACTGTTGAATGGTCTTTTTGCATTGTTGCACCTATAGCGTGTAAAGAGTAATGAGTGTGATCTCTTAATAGTTTATAGTATATTGCTCTTGCTTCTATGTATGGTCTCTTTCTTGTGTTTATAGTAATATCTAACTTATAGTAATCTTCTACTAATGTTCTAACTATTTTTTGTGTGTTTGTCATCTTCTATTTTATTTATTAATTCCTTGATTGTCATATATCCTGATTCGTGTATTGCTTTTAATATACCTGCACACGCCTCATACTCTTCTTCCTGTTCGTAAATTTCAATTGCCTGTTCAAGTTCTTTTATATCTCTGCCACTTGATATATCTATTAAAGCCAAAAGGTAAAACTCTTCAATTAAATCTTTATTCATTTACACGCAAAGAAGTTCTTTTTTGGCAGGTGCTCCAACGGTATGGTCTCCCACTATCCATCTACTAAATTGATTGTCTTTACTAATATATAACATTTTTGCTTTTTGTATATCTAAAAAATCCACAGCCTTTACCATATTATCTAAAAAAGGCTTAAAGGGAACAACTATTACATAGGGTTCTTTAACATATTTATGGTATTCAAATAAATATGCTGTTTGTATTCTTCCTAAATTATCTTTCTGATTTACTGTGCTTGAATATTCACGAGCCTGATTAAATGTTAACCTTTTTCCCTCAAAAGTATTATTATTTGAAATTGTTTTTATTTCAGCTGTCATATTTATAATCTGGTCTGCCCATATAAAATCCTTATCACCAAGGTATAAATTTTTATGACCATTAAAGTATTCGCTAACGGTGCCACCAAAAAATAAATCATACTGATTTTCTTGTATATTTGCCATTTTAAAATAATTGTGTTTGTTGTTTGTTTTGTTTTTTGTCTCGTAATCTAAGCTCAGCATTGCCTGTAGATTTTCTTATATACATTGTACAATAATCTTGAAAGTTGTCTTGTATCCATTTTATTGAGTCATATACATATTTTTTTGTTCTTATCTCTTGTAATCCTCCTGGTTCTCTGTAATAATTGGATTTTACTGTAACATAGTCAATTCTAGTGACAGAACCATTTTTAATATATTGCCTTATGCTGTATTCGTAATCCTCACCGTGATTTGTTTGCCTTTCTAAATATTTATCGTGCTGCACAATAACGCCAAACATAGATGCTATAATATAACACAATTTAGTATAGATCCTGTCTTCCATAAAATAAGGGTTCGATGCTGCATAAATACCAAACACATTGTTTTTATTCTTTATACATTCATTAAAACCTAATTGTATTACATCTGTCTCAAGATTTTTAATTTCCTCAAGATTATTATCTTTTTTTATCATTACTGAATCAATATCATCATCGAACATCATTAAATACGTTCCTTCAGAATAGTATTGTTCAATGAAATTTCTTTGTTTGCCTATCGTTGGTACACCTACTACTATTTTATATTCATCTCCTAATGATTTTTTATACAAAATTTCCTCATCATTATCAGCAACAAATACAGTTATCCTGTTTCTATCTATATTGTAATTATCTAATAATTTTAATGTTTTTTCTTTAATTGTATTGTGTCTTTTGTATGATGGTATCGCTATCTTATAATCTATCATAATTTTAAATATCCTGTTTGATCCATTTTAATCCTTTTTAATTCTTCCTTTGGTGATTTACACATATACATATATTCTCTATAGTACATCACAAAAGTAATTCTTTTCCAATCATCACTGCAATTCTTGAATTCAGTATTACCGTGCCATTTATGAACATCAACAAATAATATATCAGTATTTTTTAAATCTAAAGCAATGCCATACTCGGGCAGAACAAAATACCCACCATCATAGGAACCTTCTCGATATATAATTAAATTGCCAAACCCCTCAGGATAATCTCCTGCATCCTTGTGTACTGCTGTTTGAAAGTTTCTGTTTACCGTAACTGTAGTAAAACTTGTATTATCAATTATATAATTTTGATTAGTTCCATCTGCTATTGACCTTTGTTTTTTATAATGTTCTGGGCATAATTCTTTATATTTTTTGTCTACATATTGAACAAACGGAATACCTGATTTGTATTTATCAAAATAATCTTTTGCAAACGCAGTTTTTCTGCATACAGCTACTGTTCCACTACCTGGTCTTGCATCCATAAAGCCCACATTCCCACTTTCTACCTTAGGCGAAACGTCAAATTTGCCAACGGTACCATCTTTTCTTATTTGTTTATGATAACCGCCAGCAGCTATGCCCCTGCCACCGTTTAAATTTATTGAATCCTTAAAGGCATCATATCCTGATTTTAATACATCAAAAGGTATTGCGTTTTTTCTAAACCTAAATAATAATTGATTTGTATTAATATCGTATCCATCGCAATCATAATCTATTAATGTATTCCAATGCTTGTCTTTTAGAAATTTGCCTTTTAGTTTTAATGCCTGCTTGTCGCTTAATATTTTTTTTACCTTAATTGTTTTCATATTTATCCTTTAATATTTTTAATAAAAAATCACTAAGATTTCCCTTTTGTTGATAATCCTCATCGTACTCAAACCTTATGCCAAGCTTACAAAGTCGTTTAAATTCCTTTAATTCTTCGGTACTAAAATAAAGTATTGTTGTGGTTATTTCAGTGTTATCCTCTGGACTATTGTCTATACCCCAGTTATCTTCAAATAGTTTCATAATATTCCTCGCATTACATATTGATCTAAATCATTCTCTTGTTCAAAAAAGTATTTGTAATTGTCTACAGCTTGTATAAACTTTTGCTCGCCACGCTTTAAAAAGTTATCGCTTACATCATAAATACCTATATCAGTACTGGCTTTGTCAACTATTAAAAATACAAATTTACTTTTATTAAATAGCTTTAGGTATAGCCACGCTTGTAAGTCATATCCATACTTGTCAGCACTATATTTAAAAGTGTTGAGGTCTGCTGTGGTTTTAAGGTCTATAATAGTATCATCCTGTATAATATCAGCCTTACCCCTAAATGGTAAATCATTTATCATTTCTATAGCAGGTACTTCAAACTCTGATTTGTTTAATAGCCTTATTGCTGCTTCATTCCTTAACACCGCATCAGCTAACCTTTCTGCTGCACTTCTTTCTTTTGTTAAAAACACCTCTCCATACTTTGATTTTGCATCTTTGTACTTGTTAGTGTTTTTTGTAGAAGCGTCAACAAAATGTAGCTTGTCAATTTTATGTGGCTCAAGTACCATCCAATGTACCAACTTACCTGCTGAAAGTGCAGGGCTGTCACTGTCATTACCATACTTTAATATATTCCTGTATGTTTTAGGGCTTTTTAAAATTGTTTTTAGGCTACTACTGCTTAAAGCGTATTTACCTAAATGCCCATAGTAAAACTCGTCATCGTACATTTGGGTTAGTATTTCTTCTTTGCCCCAGTGGTCACCGTTTAATAGTGTTATCATAATTCTAAAAATTTAGTTTGTTCCTGTGTACGCCTATCAAGTTCCTGTTGAGCTCGTAGCTGTTCACTGCCTAACCTATTATCCTTTGTAATAGCTATAAGTTCTTGTTCTGTAAGTTCAGCCCAATACCAGTTGTTATAATTAAAATACATATTTATGTTTTTTTACCACACAGGGGATACATTCTTGTATAGTATTTAGTACCCTGTTTTATAATCTTTTTTGATTGTAGGACAATGTTTTGTTCAGCAACACTATCAATTTTACTATAATATCCTATTTCCTGTCTGTCTGGTTCGTCAATTAATTTAGTACCTATAAACTTACCATTAACATAGTATTCTAAAAAATAGCCATCGTCTTTAAATATACTCATTGTTATTTGTTTTACTTTGTAAATGTAATAAACATTTTTTTAACATACAACAATATTATTCTTTTTTTTCAAAAACCCTTTTTTCTAGCTGTTCTATTTTATGCAATGCAACTGCTAAAGCCTGTTGAGCAATCTTTAAATCGTATTGCATTTTTATTAAAACACTTTCTTTCATTTCTGCTGTTTTAGTTTTTGTATGTATAAAGCGGCATCCAATAGTTCTTCCTGCAAATGATTAAGGAACTTATAGAATCCATCAGGAGAATCGTACAAAGTAGTACCATATTTATTTATTCCATCAGCACTACGTTCACGCATCTTACTAACTACCATTTCAACTATAGGGTCTTTAGGTTTGTGATTATAAGATGAGTCCATTGTCCATCTATCGTTTTGCATATCTATCCACTTTCTTAAACTATCACTCATATTATTTTTTTTATAACATACTCTATAAAACGAAAAGTTAAATAACCTAATATTAAATCATCCATATAACGCTTTGTATTTATCTAATTTCTCTTGCAGTTCTTCTATTTTCTTATCAGCAATTCTTGCTCTTTCTACTGCACGTATCTTATCACTACGATATTCACTTAACGACTGTTCGTATAACCTTTCGTTAGTAATTAGATTATGTACATAGAATCCTACTTCCTGCCAACAATAATACATTTCGTTAATGGCTTTGTTTTCAGGTTTCGCTTTTCTTGATTTAACGATATACTCGCCAACTAAATTAAAATTAGCGTAGTATTCTCCTTCTTTAATATTGTTCAGTTTCTTGTTCATAATATTTCTGCATCAGTTACATCTAACATTGCAACTTCTTTTGGTATTTTATTATTGTTCTTAAACTCTGTTGTTTTGTTGTGATATTGTATTTCCCAATTTGGTTCTACAATATATAAATTAAATCTATATATGCCTTTTGGTGTTGAATTTATGTACATAGGAATATCTAAATTGTCTTCACATTTTTCTATCATAGCATCATACTTTTTCTTTTCAATAAGTAAAGTGTCGTAATGTTTACCTCTACACTTTAATTCAATCCTATGATAAGTTTCAGGACTGTAACAATCCCAACGACTCATTTGACTTTTTGCCCAAACTAAATCAGGATAACAACAATCTATAAGATACTTAAAAAGTTGTTTTTCTTTCACAGATATTGATTATATACAGCTTGTAAATCTTTCCATACTACCTTACCAAAACTACAAGGTGTACATTCAACTTTGGTTTTAAATATTCTTTCGTAAATGTTTTTGTACGTTTCCTGCTCTTCAGGTGTCCACTTATTCTTTTTAGTATCTACTGCCATTTTAATTAAATCAAACTCTGATTCACTTAAACATTCAGGTTTCTTGTATCTAAACATTTCGTTTAATTTTACTTTTCGTTCATCACATCCACAATCTTCACCTGCTATAAACTTTACTGCTTTCTTTATTCCTGTAGCTTTTGTTATCTTCTCAACCGTATCTCCAAGTCCTTCACTCGCTTGTGTGTGTTTAGCTTTCCACTCTTTGTACTCTTTAGTGCGTTTGTCTCCTTTAAATTCTGTCATAATCTCCATTTTTATAATCCAAAAAATCTTCTTTGAATGTATCCTTAATTTCTTGTTTAGCGTGTTTTAAGGTATTAAATATACTTACCCAACTAATATTGGTTTCTGCTGCTATACCTCGTATGCTTAAATCAGTATCTCTGTAAAGAGAAAACAATTTCTTTTCATACCATCTCCATCCATCAATGTGGTCATCTATCATTGTACAGATTTTATGAAATGCTACTTGTTCATCCATTTGCGAATCGTTCGGAATTTGGATGGTAAACTCTTCATCATCAAGAGAAACTTTACTAATCTTTCTTTTAGAGTTGTAATACTGATAGTAAAGAGAACGACAACAAAAGTATATATAACCCCTGCTAACGATACCATTTCTAATAACTTTGTTTTCATCTGCATACTTATAAATAGTTAAGTACATCTCCTGCACTATATCTTCTGCATAGTCGTACTCTCCAAAACTTTTTACAATGGCAATCCACTCTTTGTGCCTTTCAGCTACTTTTGCGAGCCATTCAGTTGGTTTATCCATATCACATTAATACTAATTATACCGAGCAAACATTGCAGGGTAACCTCATCTTCTTGTTCGTATTGTTCTTTGTGATATAAAAATCCAAACATTATTCCCTTAATAGGACTTATTATAATCTCTGCACTCTTAAATTGACCTATAATCAAAAAAGAAAATGCTACTACTAATAAAAGTCCTACTACTATCATACGTTTAATTTTTGTACTTTGTTTTCATTGTGTATTAAATCTCTCCCCATATATTCAAATCCTACATTATTAACTTTCATTCTTAATTGTATAGGTTGTTCAAACGTGGTAGGTCTTGAACCTGTTTCGTTTTCCTTTATTTTCAAGACGTGGATATTGCTATACATCCAATCAGTTGGGTGTGCTACATACCTATGAATACACCAAATATCATCAGCACGTGAACTTATTTTAGAACCACCCTCTGCATCACTCATAGCTAATGGTCTTGTTAATCCTTCGTATTCGTGTCCTGAATGATGAACTTGACGAAGCGCAGAGGTAACACCGTGTGCATTAACACATACCTGTACGTTGTTCTTTTTAGTAAATATCCTTAACTCTGTTAATACTTGATAATCGTATTCGTGTGCATTACCTACCATCTTTAAAATAGAAGCATCTTTAGCTAAAGAGTTATATGGGTCTATAAGTAAACCATCGTAATCCCAAGCATCTTTAATTTGTTGTGCTTCTTTTAACAAACTCTTATAGGTGTACATATCTTCTACGTCTATTATCTTAAAGTGTTCGTTTGACCATTCTACTGCTTTACTAATTAACTCATCAGTTGCTTCCTGTATTGGTTTACCCATCCTAAATTCTATAATCTTCCTTAAAATAGATTCAGGACTGTTTTCACTTGACCAAACAACAAACTTTAAACCGTGTAACTTTGCCCATAACACGTAAAAGTATATAAGGGTTGTTGTCTTACCTACGTTTGCGTGTCCTATTGCTATTAACAAATTCTTTTTAAATCTAATGTGTTCATCAATTTCAGGAACTCCAATCTTTAAACCTTCCTTTACTCTTCCATACTTTATATCTAATATCTTGTCTTGTAATTTCTTTGCTTGTGCTATCATATTCTATTGTACTTTTTTTCCATTGCTATTGTTTGTCCTTCTTCTTTTTCTACGTAATATCCTACAATTGGATTTACTTTGTAGTTCCAAAAATCGTAAGGCATTTCTTCTCCATCTTTTAACTTTCTCATAAATATAAAAAAAAAGGGGAAATTAATCCCCTCTTAAATTAAAATGGTAAATCTGCTGTTTCTTCTCTTGCAGGGTTTTGGTCTGTGTTGTTAACGTTTCCTATTGTTGCTGCAATCTTCCAACCGTTTATACTTGTGTAGTATTTACCGTTGTACTCTTTGCCTCTTAAATTAATACTAACTGTAACAGGGTTTCCTACCTGAAAGTTGTTTATTGATTTTATAGACTCACCTAAAAAATCTATTGCTAAATCTTGTGGGTATTTCTCTGCAGTAGTTACAACGACAGTTCTCTTTGACCATTCGTTACCTGCTTTAGAAGTTCCTGACTCAACGTCTTGAATAAGTTTGATGTTTCCTGTAATTTCCATATTTCTACTTTTATTGATTGATTATTATATTTAGTTGTGTAATATACTTTTTTAATTCTACAGTTTTGCAAGTTCATCTTGTACTTTTTTAGATACCTTATACTTGCTTTTAATAGCTTCTACGCTACCTCCACCTTTTATGAACTCTATTGCTTTACTAAATTCAGGTGTGTTTTGATTTAACCATTTCTTATCTTCAGTTACTCCACTCGCTACATTAGCATCATCATCTACAGCTTGTAAACCAAGAAGCGAAGCTAAAGTATATCTTCTATAATATGTAATAGCAGAACCTAACTTCTGTGGATCGTTTATTTCAGGTAGTTTTAAAGCTGATATAACGCCTCCTGTTCCATCAATACAAATAAGTTTACTATATACACAATCTTCCTCTATTGGTTGCAATAAAAGTAACCTATGCTTTTTTAGTAAAGGATTAAGTTGATTAATTAATGAAT